GCCAGCAGCAGAGCCCAGCATCGTGATGTCGGCGTTGTCGGCCGGGAAGGCAGTCACCGTGGCCAGAGCGTGCGACGAGGTGTACAGCGCCGGGGAGAACTTCAGCGTGCCGCTGGACGAAGCCGTTAGCGCCTCGGTCACCACGAACTGCTGCAGCGAGCCGGTGGACTCACGCGTCTGCGGGTTCACCGCATACACGCCCTCGATCGTGAACACGTCGCCAACGTTCCAGGTCTTGGAAGACCCGGTGAAGGTGATGTTCAGTTGCGAGGTGCCTTGGGTGGTCGTCGTGCCGTCCACTTCGATCGCAGTACCCCAGTCGCCGTTGGTGTGCTGCTTGATCGACTGAGACATGTTGATCTCGTCGTACCCGAGGATGCCCTCACCCATCATGCCGTTCTTGAACTGGCGCGAGATGGTCGAGGTCGGGTTGAAGAGACCCTTCATGCCTTCCACCAGAGCCGCGTTCGCCGCCGGGTTGACGGTGACGTAGCGCGGGCTCATCACGGCAGCAGCCTCGTTCAGCTTCTGGTTGCCCTGCAGCAGCACCAGGCTGGTCGCAGGCGTCGTGCCGGGGGTGCCGACCGACTGGTAGATGCTCTTGAACGAGTTGGCGACGTCAGCGTCGATGCTGGACGCCAGCTGCGACACGCGCGGCTTCAGGATGCGATCAGCGAAGTCGTCCAGCGACAAAGCCATCTCGGCAGACGTGAAGTTCACGCCGATGTGCTTCTGCGAGGAAATGGTCAGCGTGGTCTGCTGCTCATTGACCTCTTGGACGCCCAGGGCAGCACCGTCGGTGACCAACGCACGATCCGGCAGGCGGATACGCAGCGTGTCGCCGATCTTGGCGCCTTCGACAGCGAACGAGCTGTCGTATTGGCGGTTGACGTTGCGGGTGAGAACGAGGTTGTTCTCCAAGATCTCCAACGCTTTGTTGGTGATCATGTCAATCGTAAGAAGCGATTGAGCCATGACAATTCCTTTCAGAAATTAACGGACGCCACGTGCTTCTGCGTTGCGCATCTGCCGCAACCTCTCAGCCTCAATCCACTCACTTGTGGTCATGTTCTTCACAGACCTCGGGTCAGTGGTGTCATACGTCGTAGACGCAGACCGAGCGGTAACGGGTTTGATGGGCGACGGAGCCGCAGTGGTTTTCTTGGCGGGCGGATTGGACGAAACCTTCGCCTCAATCTTCCCGATCTCTTTGGCCTGCAGAAAAGCCGGCAGTCTGGAAATCCGCTCCGCTTCCTTGGGGTTTGAGCCCAAGTAGTAGGCGATGTCAGGCCCGATGTCGGATGCCTGAATCGTCTGCGCCATCAGGGTCGTGATCGGCAGCCTCGGGTTCAGTGCGACTTGTTCAAAGTCGTCGTACTTTTCCCGCGCGACCTCTTCGCGCTCCTGATATGACTCCAGCAGGGTTTCCTGTTGGCGCCGCAGTTCTTGCTGCTGCAACAGTTCGTGCGCCTTGCGTTCGGCGAGCGCTTGCGCGTATTCGTCGACGCTGGCGAACTGGTCAGCAGTAGGTGCTGGCGTAGCCGCTACAGGTTTTGCCGCCGGGGCAGGTTGCGAGAGCTTTCTTTCCCACTTGCGCTGCTCTTTTGCGAGCCGCTTGGTGATCAGCGCGTCGACTTCCTCTTGCGAAAAAGTCCTGCTCTGCTGATCGACCGGCGTATCAACAGCACTGTCCGGGGCAGCCGTCACCTCGGGTGCTTGCACGTCTACCGCTGGCGCGGCATCCGCTACGGGCAGTTGATCTGCGTCCATTTGATTCCTGTGGAATCCCCGGTCAGCCTGGCCGGTAAGGATGCGCGGAATATACCACGCGAATTACACATATGCTCCGATCACGCCCACATCCGATGCGGCGTAGCCGGATGCACCCGGTACTGCTCCAGTTCCGGCGCTTCGCTGGTGTGGCGCACGTTGACGTGCCAGCCGTCGATCGGCGCCATCTCAGGCACTGCATCGCCGCTGTCATCTGAAGCCGGCAGCATCTTGCCCGTGGGCTCGTAGATCGTGCCGATGACGTCGATGGCCGCATAACGGGGCTGTTTCGTGTAGCCCTCGCCATCGTGCACCATGTCGAACAGAACCGCGTCAGCCAGCGTTTCGTCCTCGAACTTGAGGAAGTAATCAAGGCTCGGCGCAGAATTTTCCGGGATCAGTTCTTCGTCTTGCATGATGTTTCCTCAGGAGGTAATTGCAACCAATTCTGCATCGCTCAGGCGTCGGGGGTAGTAGGTGATGCGGCGAAGGTGACCATTTGCATACGCACTGCCCCCATCAAAACCAATACGCATTTGCGTAACAGTCGGAATTGCCCCGGATGTATCGGTGCTAACAGCACCTCCATCAAAACAAGAAGCAAAATTATTTACAGCGTAAGACTGCGAAACTTTGCCTATTGCTGGAGATGTGTAAGTGCCGGCTGGGAATAGCTGCGCAACAGAAGATCCGCCCACAACTACATTAGTTTGCATTCCATTATTGGATTGAATAAACGCAAAAATACGATTATTAAACCCAGTGTCATCTAGTTGCGCAAGAGCACGACTTGCAGACGTGTTGTATGCACTGAATTCTGAATAAATCGTCCCCTCACTCGCATTAAACCAAGGCGACAACGTATTCACACTCGCCACATCTGCCGCACGGGTCAGGGCTGTGGTGGTGGTGGGGATGTAGCTGGTGGGGAAGGCTCCGGCTTCGAGTTGGGCGCCCCAGATGTAAACGCCACTGGTGCCGTCACCAGCGTAAGATGGTAGACTTGAAGTGGGCGTGTTTGACAACGCAACAGTCAGCCTAACAGTTGCTGCTGCTGGGTCGGGAAGTCCAATTATTGTTACCTTATACCAGCCATTTCCAACATCTTGAATAGCGCCAGTGGCTCCCGTCGCAGATCCGGCAGTTGATGGCGCGATTGCCCAAGTTCCTGTGCGCGGGTCAAAAACAGCCGCAATCCGGTTAGTCCAAGTGGTGTTTGATACTCTTAGTCCAACATACCGACTTCCAGAAAAATTCTTTACGAACACTGAAAAACTATATGTAGCATTTCCAGTGATAGAAAAATCTTTAACGGCGTAATGTATTTCAGTTGCCGCAGATTCAACAACAGAATCTGCGTTTGTTCCACCGTCTGGGGATGTTGTAACATCTGAAGTTACGGTAAGACTTGTGCCAATTACACCAAAAGCGCTTGAAAAATCTGCGCTATTTGTAGCCAAATTCGTCCTCTGCTCCTCAATCAACAGCCCCTGAGCAGCCAGCGTGCTGGGGTTGTAGTCGAGGCGTGGTCCGTAGTAGGCGGTGCCAGATGTCGGAATGGCTGGGCCTGCGGTGTTGCCGATCTCCAGTTGCGGGAGACCAATGCGCAGGGTGATGTCGATGGCAGCGCCTGAAAGCGACAAGCGCAAATATACAATTTCATACAATACAGAGGCCGATGCATTTGTAAGAGTCGCAATAATTCTCTGTGTATTTAATGCTGAAGATGTTGGAGTAAAAGATTGCGAAGAAGTAGAAACTTCGGCCAAAGCGGCATCTAATGCGGACGTTCTTAGTACTAAAGATGAAACGCCTGCTAGAGTTCCAGACTGCAACTTAAAATATGATGACCCCGACCATATTTGCCCGTTTAGCGCAGATGTTTGGTTGTTTGCTTCAAAATTTATAAGATATAGCCCAGCGCCGCTAGGTGTGCCGCTTAGACGAATATCAATGTAATTGATTCCGTTTTCGATTCCAGTGCCAACAATTTCACGCGTAAGTCCTGTCAGTGGAGTAAACGTGCTCCAATTCGTCGGCAACGTTCCAGGCGTCCCAGCTACAGCCCCAACACCGGTGTTATTCCGAATAGCATTATTCGGCGCGTACTTCAGCACTCCAGCGGAGTCGAAGTACGTTGCATTGCTGCCCCGGCTGAAGGTGATGATGTCGCTGAATGATTTTGAAACGAGAGGCATGGGTTACTCCGATCCGTAGGATTGGTTCACGAAGTCCAGGTTCAGCGACGGGTCGAATT